AATTTCGTTTTCCGGGACAGGCATTTTAAAATCTGTAAACGGTATGTCTACTTTTCTTATACCCGTTGCTTCCGGTTCATCTTTTGCCTCTGCCTCTACTCCCTCAGGAGCTTCTAGATCACTAGGTGGTACCACTAAAGGTATATAACTAGGTACATCTGCTGTAGGCAAAGGTATAGATATTGTTTCGTATTCTTTTATTGCCGGTATTATTAGGCTTGGAAAAAGAAAACTTGGTTGAGTCTCCATCTGTCTATATATTTTTCGTCTTGACAAAGACCATGTAATTCTAGACCATTCCAGATAACTAATTTGTTATATTCAGACGGAGTATGTGCAATTACTTTTACTTCATTTTCATTGCAATAATGATCTCTATGTTCGTGTTTGTCTTCATCCCACGAAATATTCTGATATATATTTGTACCGTTAGCTGTTTCTTTGTCTAAATAAACCATGGCTGTTTGACCACGGTCTCTATGTGGGTAGAAATGTTTATTTTTATATATTTGATGAAAATAAGTGTAATTAGTATTTATAGAAAACTCTTCATCTTCACCAATAGGTCTTTGACCAGTTAAAGTAGAAAGAAAATCATAAACAGGTTTTATCTGCCAATTCATAATAGTATGACGCATGTCGTCAAAATCATAACCTTGTGAAAAATATCCAAGTTCATTCTTATGAGGACGTGGTTCATATCTATGTATAAATTCAATTACTTCGTCTGGTTTTTTATAAAAGTCTCTAATTACACTAAAATGTTCATATTTTTCTACCTTCTTATTGTTTATTTCAAACATTAGGTAGGTTCAGTTGGATAAGTAGGGTTTTCCCAGTCTGATGTGTTAGCTGGTAAATCTCTAAGAGCTTGTCTATAAGTTTTCCACTCAGCAATTTTGTCTGTAGATAATTGGCAATCAGTTAATACAGTCCAATCAGAAATTTGCAACAAATTATCTCTTGTTGCTCTTACTGAATCTTCATGGTTTGTGGACCCATCCTCATT